ATAATTTCTAGCAATGAGCAACTTTTAAAAGTCCTTTGCCTAGTCTCGGGGCACGGCCACATAAGAAACGAGTTATCGACCGTGTTCTGTTAACCCACTAACTAACAGTGATCTTGTATGTCAACATTCAAGAATCCTTTCTATCGCGGGGAAACAGCTATAAGACTCTTACAGCACATCAAAAAAGACATCTTAAAGAGAGAGAATCTTAAGGGAGTTTTCAACTATAAGGTTGAATCTTGCGGAGAAACTGGCGGATTCCAAGGAGAAGGTTGGGCTTATGACTTGTTAGATAAAGGTTATCTTGACTATATTAACCCTGGCCCAGTCAAAGAGATTTCTATTGCTTTTGAGGAACTTGTGAAGTCTCTGGGCAGTAATGGAGAAGAAGTACTTGTCGGGTTTAAAGGCTGTTTTGATTTCTTGGAGTATATATTCACTAAACAACCGGGTTTCAAGAAGGATTTGCCCTATGAAGAGATCCGGAACCTTTCACAGCGAGCCTTTTCTTTAGGAGTAAGGGCATCTTATGGAGGAAAGGCAGTTGCTTACAAATACTTAGATGACCTGACTAAGACAGAGCTAGACTACCATTTACAGCTCTCGGAGTACTTTGAGAATGCAGCTAACCAAATAGCTCACTTGAAGTACCTAGTTAAAGACAAGAAATATACAAAGAGAATTAAACAGACTAGATCATTAGGTCATGATTATCCTTATATCGAGAACAAGAGAATATTCCTAGGGAAGAGAGACGAGATCAAAATATATAGAAAGGCGGATCTAACTATTATTCGGAATAGCAAACTAGCTAAAGACTACATCTTCTTAAATAAAGACTTAACGAGAATCTCCCAGATGCTGAGATCTATTGCCCTCATAATTGAATACTTCTACTTCTACCCAAAAAGTAGAGTTGGAGTAAATGATAGCATAACAGTCATTGCAATTGACATGGTCGCACATATACTGAAACATTCTAAGCGGCTAGACGCTGATGAGATTAATAACCTCTGTAGGGCATATAATGTAGCAGTTTTCAAGTGGCTGGCAGACTTAGGTGCAGACTTAACAGATAGATCATCAGTAGAGATGCAGGCTAAAATTGACGAAGAAGACCTTGAAAGGATAGGAGGCTTATCTGAATGGTTCAACATGGTGAAGAAATATGCAGTAGCTGAACAAGCTGAACTGCTCCATATCTATAAGTTCATATATGTCGGTGACTTCTGCCTAAACTCAGCAATGGAAAAGTTTCGCTTAAAGCACTACAATGTGACCAAAGTTAACAACGAGGAACTATACCAAGAGTTCTTACTCTATAGGAAAATGGCCTTCATTCGCTATTATAGAAAAGAAAAGGGAAGGATGCCTGGAGCTGTAACAGAAGGATTTCGCTTATCGCAACCGGAATATGAAGCATTAGATCCATATAGACTTAAACTTGAAGATATGCCTAATATTGACTTGAATGGGTGCTTGGACTTCGAAATTAAGGAAGCCGACATAGTAAGATTTGCCAAAGACAAGGTCACGCAGCCCGTAGAAGAATCGTTCACGATGACTAGTGCTAGACTTAGCAAAGCTCCGATCCATGAAAGCAACTACTTAGCGGGATTCTTGCTAGACCCTAAGCTAAAAGACGCTGAGTACGTCTTATCGCAATACAGACTGCCTAAAGAGAAGAGAGAATATCAGAGTACCCTCAGAACTGCCCTTAAGCCCGAAGCTAAAAAGAGAGACGCTAGGCTGTTTACTATGGCTAATCGGTATGACAGACTGATGATCTCCATGATAGAGGACAACATTGATAGATTCATTCGGGGCAAGAATGGTGTCTTTACCGGCTTATCGCATATGGATAAGAAACGCATGTTCAGAAAGTTTGTATCTCCTATTGACACCATGGAGCAGAAAGGCACTGAGAGCATCTTGATATCCTTCGACTTGAAAGGCTTCTCTCCTCTAATGGACCCTAGAGTCAAGAAGGATATGTACGAACACTGGGCAAACCTCTACGACAGAGTCGAAATCAGCAATGCATATTCCCTTTTTGAAGATACTGTCTACATGCAGAGAAAGTTCAATTTTGACACCCAATACAAGTTACAGGGAAACGATATCGAAGGCTTTAACGCTAGAATGGGCACTGACTTCCACGTTGACCTCATGGCATTCGCAGTCTACAAAATGCAAAAAGAACGGATTATACATTCAGGGGCAAGATTAGCCGTTCTAATTGATGATGGTTTCCTAAAGCTAATATTCAAAGATGAGATAACCAAGGAAGAGGTTACTAGAGTATTAGAGCTTATAGAAGAGGTCTATGAAGCTGCAAGTATGAAGATCTCCTGGGACAAAACTATTGTCTCCAAGAGCGTTGGAATCTTTCTTAATGAAATTGTTTACAATGGAGCTTTTATAACACCAGGAATCAAAAGCTACATGAAAATTGGACCGGATAAGAACAACAATATAATGACCTTTGCTGAAGAATTAAACGAAATCTATGGGAATGCTCAAGGTGCTATATCAGCTGGTTGTTCATGGTTACAGGTCTACTACAGATATCTAAAAGAAGTATTTAAATCGCGCTTTTCCTGGGATAGGAGAAATGTTCTGCCAAGTGAAGTAGAAGTAATCAGGGCAATCACACCGGTCAACTTAGGAGGTTTTGGCGTTGCACCCTTGATAACACTCGCTAGCAATGAATCGCAAAGCCAGATAACTACTAACATCAGCTTCCTAAGAGCAGTAGCAATGCTTGAACCGAAATTCAAAAAGATGGTAGTCCATATATTGAATCAGGAAAAGAAAGAGACCGAGCCCATAACCTTCTTAAGAAATCCAGCAACTTTCAGGATTGCAGGCAGGCTCATACACAATAAAAGGATAGATGCTCATGTAAAGGAGATAATCTTAAGTCAAGCACAGAACCCCGTAGTACTCGATGCCTTAGATAAAGTAAGTGATGATAAGCTTATTGAGTTGTTCAATATGTTGCAGTCTATTGGTTCCGTTGATACACATACCATAGAACGCGCATATAACTCAACTCCAGAAGCCTTAATTGACACTATAGTATCTAAGTTTCAGAGATCTACAACTTTTGCTACACTCCTACCTGCAAGGGTACGTTTCCAGGTTATGGCACTAAACATTTCAGATGTCAAAGGTAATACCCGGCACTGGAAAAGTTTCACTTAATAAAGATCGAAAAAGAAAGGATACGAGAAAAGAGCCCATGCTAGGGCAGGTTCCGTGACAGTATACAAGTAAGAAAGTAAGTTATGGTTAATGGGTACTACCGGCATTCATTGTTTCCTTCCTGCAGCGGAGTTTTGCCGGAAACCAATCCAGGTGAAGGTAGTACTCATCGACCTTAATTTAAAACGTGTACGAAAAATTATAATGACTATTGAAAAATTATATTGCACGATCTTTCAAGTCATCTTTTCAGTTACTCCCGTTTTCACTGAGTAAGTTTGCT